TCACGTGTCTAACACAAAGCAAAGGGCATGAATATGCCAACAGCGACAATCAATTAGACAACTTCAAGCGGCTTTCGTCAGCGCTTGGATTGGCTCCGGATGCCGTGTGTTTTGTCTATTTGGCCAAGCACATGGACGCCATCCAGAACCACATCCGAGAGCCAGAAAGAGCCAAATCAGAGCCTATCACCGGTCGTATTGACGACGCCATTCTGTACCTGCTACTCCTCAAAGCCATCTATTCATGTCAAAATCCGCAGAAGAGAGCTACTACGCAACAATAAATCGCGTACCACTGCTGACAGCAACAGAGGAGATCCTATGTGGCCGCAGAGTTCAAGCAATGATGCAGCTATTGGAGGACAAGCCCAAAGGTCCATATACTGCGCGAGAGGAGCGTACTCTGCGATATGGCAAGCGCGCCAAAGAGCGCATGATTTCGGCCAATTTGCGCCTGGTGGCTCATGTCGCCAAGCGCAATATCCACCACGCACAGACCATGACTTTCATGGATATTGTCCAGGAAGGTACCATCGGGCTAATACGCGGCGTTGAAAAGTTTGATCCAGAGCGCGGGTATAAATTCAGCACCTACGCATACTGGTGGATTCGTCAGGGCATCAGCCGTTCGATTCAAAAACAGGACCGCGTGATGCGGCTGCCAGTCAATCACTTGGACAGCCTATCTAGATTGCGTAGATGGGCAGCGCAATTTCAAGAAGCCAACGACAGAACACCTACAACAGAAGAATCCGCCGAGTACCTGGGCATGGAGCCCAAGCAGCTAATGCTGCTGCTTGAGCGGTATCCCAGAATGGGTAGTCTGCATACACAAATGAACGAAGACGGCAGCGCACAGCTAATCGATATCATCCCAGACCGTGAGCAGAAGGACGCGCTTGAGGAATCTGCTGAACGTCAACTGATCGACAAAGCGTGCAAGATCATTGCACGCCTACCTGATCAAGAACGCAAAGTTGCATCCATGGCGTATGGCCTTGATGGTTATGCTCTAAGTACGTTGCAAGAAATAGCTGCGGCAGAGTCTGTCTCCAGAGAGGCAGTGCGGCAACGTCTACTGCGCATCAATAACAAGATGCGTCGTCAATTAAATCTGGTAGCAAGCTGATGACACCTCCCCCAGAGTTGGTCCAGATCGACACTCCATCTGGGCCACTTTGGCGGATCACATACGCTGGTATGACTCGCGAACATGGCCAAGAATGGCAAGCCAGATGGATTTACGAGCAGGCGGTGAGCATGTATCAATCAGCTATCAACCCGGCCTCTAGCTCCATTACTCGGTAGACCGCCTGCTTTAAGAGCTTGCTCTGATGCCAATTCTGACGTGCCAGCGTGATGCACAAGTCGGTCAACATCAACATATCGGTGCTATCAGAGATCTCGCGCACCGTAGCTTCGAGATGTAGTTCTTCTTCAAGCGTTTGGTTCACCACCATCCAATCAGCCCAAGCCATGATGCGCGATCAACTGCCCTATTTAAACTATTGATGGCATCACCGTCGAGTGATTGTTATAGTGGCCTACTTTTGCATAACTGTCGAGCGGCACGGCGGACATGGTATGAAACACCATTTGACCGATCTTGAGCTGTGGGTACAGCGGCAATGGGTGGTGTAGTCGCACATTCTTAAGCTCCAGCGTTAGACGGCTGCCATGCCAACCTGGATCGCACCATCCGGCGAGCATATGTTGATAACCAGCCCGGGCGCGACTGGATTTGAGTACGAATTGTGCCGATAGATCTTCAGGAAGATTAAATGTCTCTTGCGTTTCAGCCAAACAGAATTCACCCGGCTGTAATAGATATGGGTCTGATTCGGTGTGATGCGAAATGTCGATCCGCATGAACTCCGGATGATAGATGCTTTCAATCAATAGAAAGTCACCTAAAACCACATCAAGGCTGGCCGGATTTAGTAATTCTGGTTTAAAAGGCACAACCATATTGCTGCCAAGACACCGTGCTTTGATCTCCCAATCACTTAATACTGGCACGTGTCAAGCACAAAACGTTATTCTACTGTATTCGCTCAAGAACCTGCTTTTCAGTGTGATAGGCACCCTTTTGGTGCATCTCTGTCACGTCACGCACCCACGGCACCAGCCAATCATTGACCCTTGAGCATTGATCCCAGTTCATGGGTTTAGCGCACTGCACAACAACAGTTGTCCAGAACGCGCTGATAAATGCCCACAGCCAGTACAGATCACTCATTGACGAGAATGACCCAGCCGGTCCTGGAGCCTTCATGCTGCCAGCGTTGATGAAAAGCAGCCTGCCTGACGCGCACATTGCGGCCAAGGTGTGGATTACTGTGGCCGCCCTTTTCCATTTCGGGATAGCCGCGTGGGTCCTGCATAATCCACTCTGGATCATTGCTATTTTTGCCCGCGTAACCGCTGATCACGCTCCAGTGGCCACAGCCCAGTCCATTACACATTGCAGGTTCACCCCGAAGCATATTGCCGTGATGCAGCCAGCCAACAAGGACGGGCCTGCCAGCTTCAATCTCCAGTTCCACCATGTCGGCATCGCCGTCTTTGCGGAACTCGGCTTTTAAGCCAAGGGTGCCCAATGCTAGGAGATGCGCGTCAACAGATGTTGTGTCGCCAAATTGAGCCCGGATTTCGTTGTACTCATCATCTGTTTTGACCTTGCCGTAAAATGCTGCCACCATTGCTGCCGAGGAAGAGAAGCACTCGCGGTAGCCGGTGCCGGTTTTGTTGTCAAGCTGCTTGAAATATGGCATGTGGATTTGCTGGTCATAGCCGCTTTCCTTCCAAGCTTGGAACCATTCCGCGTCTTCCGCCAGTAGTCCTTTTGGCAATGACTCCTCAAATTCCTTAATTGCAGCCAACTGATGGGGCGTACCACGAAAAAATTGAAAGAATGGCAATAAAGTCAGTGGTGTCATTAGCCACCACCTCACTTGTCGACCCTATGCTCAGGTAGCAGCAGATCTTTCAAATGCTTGATCGCCAGATCGTCTAAATCATTATTGGTCTGTGAAACGATCTTCTCCAGCATGGCAATAATCAATTCCTTGAATGCCTTTGAACGCCACATGGTCATCACAATCGGCTTTAAAACGAGAAGCATGACACAACTGGTTGTTACTGTAAAGCGTAGCTCTAATCCATCATGGCTAACAATCTTGATGAACAGCATGGTGCAGATGGCGTCTGCATCGCAGATATTGTCAAATGCTTAGTGTTGACTTGGAGTGCTGCATTACTCACTATTTCGTATCTAGGCATCTACCCACAGATGAAAATGGATAATACCTTTGTAGCCTCGCTGTTAACTGGTGCGATGGCTTCATTCGGCATCGAACGCAAGAACAATGGCAATGGTAATAAAAAACCAACTATCATTGACAATAAAGACGCTAAAACCACCGTCAAATGAACCGCGCACTTCTGGCAATCAGCATCACATTGGCGGCGGCACTGCCCGCTCAAGCAGACATTACGCACAACATTCAGTCTTCTGTGCAACTGCAAGTAGATGGCGCTGCATCACAAGCTTCAAGGATTGGCAGCACTCTTGCTGTCAGCGGCAGCAACGTCACTCTGGATACTGCTCCTGTCCTCGGGACTCTCACTGCTGGTTCTGCTGTGGGCTATACGCCAGGTGCCTACAGCATCACAACAGCAGGAGACGCCTTCAGCTACAGCGAGTCCTTTATTGAAGGGGACGCAACACCTTCGGCCACCTCAGTAGCAAGCGGTGTTGTCACTGGTCTCCCAATGTTGGGTAATACCACCACGACTTCGGGCGGTGTTGCTGGAAGCCTTGCTGGCACGATTGCAAGTGATGGCGCAATGACGATCACTGCTGGTGGCGCTGGCACCACCGCTACAGGTCAGGTTGTTCTGAGCGTCGAGGTAAAATAGTGCGCTGGCTCCTGCTGCTGTTGTTGTGTTCTCCGGCGACAGCAGCGCCTGTCGTCCCTAACTTCACGCAAGGGACAATGACTTCTCACACAGAAACGACCAGCAAAGTCACTGAAACGATCGTCAGTGAAAATTATTCGACTGGCTTTGAATACACCGCAAGCGGTGTCAACATCGCGCCAGACGGCCCCATCAACCCTGTCGCCACCAAAACGATTAACAGATGGACCTCGTTAGGAGAACGACCCAACTGGTCACTCGTCAAGCCTGGAGAGGCGTTTCAGTTCGTCGAGAGCCTAAAAGGACCAGGCTTGTCGAACATCACAACCATCCAACGCACAACCGAAATTACAAGCGTTACCGATACGGTCTCCTCCTTCTCGGAGTGATTGCAACTGCACCGGTCAATGCGCAAGACGTTGGAGGCATTTCGGCGACAGCAGCGCCCACGGCCACGTCAAGCGGTTCAGTGAGCAACCAGGCTGTGCAAGTCTTGCAAGGCAATGCCATCTCAAACACCTATGGCGGCGGGATCCAGTGCCAAGGTCCGACACTGACTGTCACGCCATATCTAAACCGAACCAAGTCATGGGGATTGCCGTATGAGTACAGCTATAAAGACCCCGTTTATGATCTCAGTGATTTAAATGACGACGGCCTTTTAGACAACCCAGGAGACGTTTTGTTTTACAAAGACACTCGTACTGGTCAAAAAAACAACCACAACTGGAATGTGGGCATGTCGATTCAGGCAACAATACCGTTGGATGGCGGGTTGCAAGAGCGATGTAAAGCTGCTGTTGATGCTCAACTAGCACTTCAAAAGCAAGTGCTTGCCAACAAAAGGCTGGATTTCGAAATCTCTAGATTGAAGCATTGCGGCGAGCTCAAGCTCAAGGGAATTAGATTTGCTAAAGGATCACCCTATGAGAAGGTCTGCGCCGATGTCCTCATTCATGCGCCAACGCCACACACGCATCTCATCCCCGCAGCGACCTCTGAAGGGCGCGTCGGGCGCTAACTCCTTTTGGAACTGGCTGGCAGCCCAAAGCTTTTTGCAGCTTCTTGGCAGCCTTTTTGATGATCGGTCGAATTAGCTTTAGCAGGAAAGGCGTGCATAGACCAGCGGTAACGCCAATCACCGAAGATGCTGCCACAGTGGTTGTCTGAGGGATGGACGGCAATGCATCGATCACTTGCTCGATCAGCGTTGCCTCTTCCTCGACCGCTTCTACCTTTTGTTGCTCTGGTGCGGGCAGAGTGATTTTCGGGGGCACGACCTTTGGAGGAGGCGCTGGCTTGTTTTTTGGTGCCACCACCTTTGGGGCCTGATGCTTTGGTTCAAAATTCAATGGATCGTAGACTGGCATATCAATGACAGGCACACCAATCTGCAGCGTCACTGGCGGAGCCGCTGGTACTGCGACTCTTGGCAAGTCGACCAATACGTTAATTTGTTCTATGTCTATCTTACGAATTTCTTCCATCGGGAAGACTCCAAATAACACACCCCACTACAAAAAGACAGAAGAATAAAACTAAAAAATCCAT